CCAGGCGTACCAGCAGGGCCACACGCTCTGCCGCAGCGGCCAGAGGGTCGTAGTTGGTGCCTTCGGAGTTCTTGATGTCCTTGTTCGGCACTGGATCGTCCAGGCCGTAGTCTTCGGTCGAATCGGTCACATCAGTGCCGCCGAATTCGACCTGGTTGGGAGCACCAGTGCGGCCAACCTTGGTATCTGGAATGGTGAAGGCTTCGTCGGTGGACATCTTGGTGTAGATGAATTTTTCACCGGGCACATCAACACGGGGACAGACGAGGTCAGCAATCAGGCCGGTGGGCTTGATTGCCATAGCGATCTGGGTCAGCTTCGGCTGTACGGTAAACGGGGCGGTATTGGTGCTCATGAATTCTCCAGAGAGTCGTTACAAAAGATCGTTGGTTTAAGAAGCTAGGCCTTAGCCCTGCATCACGCCCGGAGCGCACATGTACGATCCGATGTCGCCAAGGACGCCAGCAACCTCGGCAAAGCCAGCGATGCGCACGTTGGAGCCTGCTGCCGGTGCAGCGACGATGGCGCGGCCAGATGCGTCCGATGTAAGCGGATCGCCCGCCGAAACGTTGCCGCCGTATTCGACTTCTGCGATGCCGATACGAACAACGTCGCCACGGTCACCGATTGCCGCAAATGCCAGTCGATCGTTGACGCCGATGATCTTGTCAGTGGCTGCAGCTGTGACCAGCACACCACCATCAGCAGCGCCAAACTTGACAAAGCGGTATGACGGGATGACACCTTCGGCGGTGTAGTTCTTGTTCAGCAGTTCGTTACGCATGGGATATCAGCTCCTGGTCAATGTGTTGGGGGCGGGGTGGTTAGGCTTTGTCCGTGCCGGCGTTGACGGCGTCGATGGCCTGGGAAATCGTGATGCTTCGGCCGGAGGCTTCCATGCGGTCCATATAGACCTTGGCACGGTCTGACACGTCACGGTTGCTCAGCTTCTCATTGCCGCCGTTCTTGGCGAACTCACCAAAGCTCACATGGGCAGGCATGGCCGTGAGCTTTTCCTGCAGGACAACGGCCAGCGGCTTGGCTGCATCGCCCTCGCCAAAGCTCACGACACCGCTGGGCAGCGTCAGGTGGTCCAGCGTGGCCACGATCACGTCCTTGAAGTCGGCAGGCAGCTTGGCCTGGGCAACCAAGCCATCAGCAAAGCTCACGTGGGTGGAGTGGCGTGCGTCGGCCGCACGCTTGGCATCGGCTTGCTGCAGGGCCTGCAGTTCGGTGTCTTTCTGGGCCAGCTTCGCATTCGCTGCGTCCAGCTCGGCCTGTATTTCTGCGGCAGTCTTCATGTGCGGTTTCTCCAAAGGGTTCGCGGGTTGGGAAGAGGTTGCGGCCTTGCCTGGCTCAGCAAAGCTGAGCGCAGGCGTACCGCCTGAAATTTGGGTTGCGTCATCAGGGTCCACCTCTTCATCAGCGCGCTGGCTGATGGAGCGCAGAGAGTCCAGCTCCCAAGCGGATAGCACGCGGTCGGCGACCTCCGTGCCTTCCTTGGCAATGAACCAGTCGCGGATGTTTCCAAAGAGGCGCGCAATAGTGCTGCCGGCATAGCCAGGCAGATCGCCAAAGGTGACAACACCTTCCTCGGCCTCAGCAAAGCTCAACGCACGCAGGCCCTTGACGGCGGGCGGAACTGCGCCCAGCAGCCCAACGTGACGCAGGTGCCACTTACCAGGCGTGGGATTGTTGGGGGCGGTTGGCGTGTAAAAGCTGGATGAAACCGTCTTGAAATGGCGCTTGTCCACCAGCTCTTTGGCATCATCAGTGGGATTGACTGCGGCTTCCAAACCGTCATCAGCAAGACTCAATGAACGAATGCCACCGAACGAAGGCGCATCCATGCTCGGGTGACCGATAACCAACTGGGCTTCGAAATTCGCCGGGTCGTAGGTCTGCTGGACTTCGCTCAGGATCGCTGGCGTGATTTCAAGTTCAACGCCTTCTACGCTCTTGACTTTGCCCGGCTTGGAAATATGAATGGATGCCATGCCCCGTACTGTCGGGGTTGGGGTCTAGCCTGCGCAGCGTGACGCGTGTCACTACTGCAGCGCTATTTCCCAGTGCGCAGATTGTTCCGGGTTATGGCTCGCAGGTGATGCATGTGCGCAGCGTCCATGATGTCAGCCAGGTCGCGTGGCGTGAGGCGTAGAAACTCACGCGCAGGTATGTCGCTTCCTGGGTGATTGACCTGGCGCACCACAATACCGCCGAAGGATAGCGCACGCCGTGTCTTCGGTTTGATGACATGGGGCTTGGTCTTTCCGCCATTGTTCTGGATGCGGGCATAGACCTTGTTGCTACCCACCACGGATGTGGTGGCGTCGTAGAACTGCACGATGCTGGATGCAAGCTGACCGGAGCGCTGCAGGATCTTGCCTGGCCAGGTGCCTTGCTTGTAGCGACTCAGCTTGGTGGACGGCTTTAGGTCTCGCCACTTGGGGCGCCCCTCCTGTTCAAAGTTGTCTTCCACTGCGCGAAACATGATGCCGGCAACCGAGCGCATGAGCGGCCTGGAGTTGCCCATTTCTGCAGCAGCGCGGCGCAGTGCCGCCAGCAAGGGCTTGTATTCAATACTGGCTTCAATCACGATTTGCACCTATCATTGATGAGCTGGCGTCGTAATCCCTACGAGGCAGGCGGCAGGTCGCAGTACCACCGTCGAGCATTAGCGGACTGGATGTCCGTGCCAGCACCCTCATTTTCTCGTGGGCCAGTTCTTGATCTCGCGCACGACCTTCTCCCTGGTAGTTCTGAACAGGCTGATCACATACAGCTCATCACCGGCCTTGGTGGCCTTCAGAGCCAGACGCCAGACAACATCTCCCTCATATAGAAACACCAGGCGGTTGCCCGCTTGGGTATGCACCTCGCCACCATCCACGATCTCAGGTATGCGCTGGTAGTCGGCCAAGCCAATCTCTGGGTGATTTGCGACCTGCTTGGCAAGCGTCTCGCTACTGAGATACGCCACCGAGGTATTGGCTGATAGGCGTTCTTGATCTTGCGGGCGCAGCTTGGCCACGGGAAATGCGCCCTTGGACTTGCCGGCAACGAAGTCATCAAAGGCCGGCCCCTGGATGGCCGTATCTATATAGCGGCGTGAGAGCTGCACGTCGGCCGCTTCCAGGCGCGGCTGCCAGGCAGTCTGGCCAGGGTTGTTGCTGAAGCCTGGATCTGGCTGGAATTTCCCACCAGGTAGGGTCTTGTCCACCAACCTGGTAACTGAGGCCGTGCCGCCACCCCTGAGCGGCACGTCGACCTGCTCAAGATGCCCGTCCGAGCTGTCCACGCGCAGGCCACGCTTTTCGACTTCCAACTCGGTGAAGTTGCGAACACGGCAGCGGCAGCGGTAGCCGCAGGGCGGGTAGAAGCTCTGCCAGGCTGGGTCGTCGTAACGGAAGATTCGGCCGTTGAGTGCACGGTGGGCTGGCCGCGTGCGGCTGTCCAGGATGGCAACGTACTGCCACATGGGTCGCTCTTCGGCCTCTTCCATCATTGCTGCATAGCGCCCGGCCCCATAGGCACTCTGCATGTTCGTCTGAAAGATCGTCTTGAGGCGGCTCGCGGTCAGGCCCTTGGCGATCTCGCCCTGGCTGTCCACGCGGCCAGCCGCCTGCAGCTCGGCTGTGGTCGCGTCACGCTGCCACCAGCCCTTCTTCTGCAAGCTGGGGATGAGGCCATCTTTCCACTGCTCCAGCGTCTGGCCGGACTTTTGCGACTTAACTAGGGAATCCAGGATGTCCTGCAGCACGTCGAGCTTGGCGACATTGGCCACGGTAAATCCACGGGCATGCTGGCCATCCAGCCATTCCTTCCAACTGCCAGTGACCTGGGCGCCCTTGCCCTGCAGGTACGCGATGGCGTCCTTGGGCTCCAGGCTGGTGGAATAGCCGATATCGCCAGCAGCGATCATTGCTGCGCGTCCTTCACGCTATCGCGCCCAACCAGGTCGGCAACAAAGTAGGCCTTGGTCATGATGTCCTCCAGCGCGCTGGCGTCCATATCGGGCCATGCATCCACCAGCGCCTGGCGCACTTCGTCCGGAGTGGACGCTTCTTCAATGGCCTTTAAAGCCGGTGTGAGCAGGGTTTTCATGGCTGCCTGGATCGCATCGGCCGGCAGCTGGTCGATCGCCGCATCGAGCGCGGCCTGGTCGGGCGGCACGACAGTGGACGTGGCATCGGCAAAGCTGGTGGAATCGACACCAAGCAGATTGCCCCGATCGCCGATGGCCTGGCCGTTTGTTTGCGGGACCTTGTCTGGGCCCAGATCCTCTTCGGATAGCTTGTAGGCCTTCATGTAGTACTTGCGCGTTAGGTTGGCACCCGACTTGGACAGCTTTTCATCACGCGATGCCTGGACATCGTCAACAGACTCTTGCTCCCAGAACGCATACACGGGTGGCTGCGCTCCGGGGAAGTTGACCTCGCAGTAGAACCGCACGATCTGGTTGATGCCCGATGCGATCATCCGTGCGTCACTGTCACGCACAAATCCCTCGACGTGCTGAGCAGCTGCAGCGCTGGCCTTGTTGCTCTGCATTTCCATGCTTTGGTTGTTACCCAGCAGCGCGATCGCGATATCGCTGCGGCAGTACATCAGCAGCTCTTTGTACATATCAGCGTTGGCGCTGGTAGCCACGGTGAGCAGCTCCACGCTGGCGTCATCTGGGATGGTGGCCACCGCATCACGCACCATGCGCGCCAGTTTGTCGGCCAAGTCGTCGTGGTCCTTGGTCGACGAATTGCGTGGCAGCTTGCCCACTGCCCAGGGCATGCCGTACTTTTCTGTGAAGGTCACCCAGAACTTGAGCCCACCGCGCTTGAATGTGATGGGCCAAAAGCACGATGCCAGATCGGACTCACCGTAAGGGTTCTCCCAGCTGCGCCGTTTGCCCACCACCACAAACTTACGCTCGGGCACAGCAACACCGACCGTGGACGAACGCGGCCTGAACTTCAATGTCGTTTCTTGCGGGTCAAATCCAAACCACTCAGGCGGCTTCGTGATCATCCGGCTGGGTGTTGGCAGACCACCGCGCACGTCCCACATCAACTCACCGACCCGATACCCAAAGAATGCGCCGTCGATCAGGTCTTCTACAACGTTGTCCACATCGTAATTGGCGATCAGGTCCTCGCAGGCCTTGAGCACGCGAGCCGGCGTGCGCTTGCTCAGCTCGGCGTCAAAGCCGCGCTCCATTGACTGCACGGCACCGGTGCGCCGCCCACGTGGGCCATTGACGGATGGATCCACCAGGAGGTTGCGATACACCTCGATCTGCTTGCCCATCTGCTTCAGAATGGGATCAGGGTTTGGCAACAACCCAAACAGGCTGGTGATATCCCCGGCTGCAAGCCGCGTTGCGATCTCGCCAGACAGGCCACCACCGGCCCGGGTCAAAGGTTCGGTTTGTTGTGAAAATGATACAAATTCAGTAGGCGAAATGTACAGACCCTGGCTCATGGTGTTCTCCGTGGATGTCCCAAGACATCAAAAATCGATTTGGAGGGCTTTCGTCCCCCTTTAAAAACGGCGCAACGCTTCGGGGCGCTACCCTGGGTGCTATCTGGGCGGCAAAACGCCCGTACGCGATCAACTTTTTGGATGGTCATGACAGGTACCCACCCAACTGGCTGGAAACCGGGCGGCTGTCCGGGATGGACTTGCTTGCCACATGCACCGGACCGACTGCCGTCTCGGTGGCGTGCAACGCCAAGGCCAGCGCCCAAAAGCGGTCGGCGTGGCCATCTGGGGTGCTTTCGGCCACGAACCGGATGTTTCCAGCGGCCGTGGTGACCTTCTGCACTTTGCGCAGGTCTGAGCGGATCTTCGGGTCTTCTGGGATGCGCACCTTGCGGTCTTCCATCGCGCCACGCAACGGGTAGGCCATAGCCTCTTTGACTTGCCCGGTGAAGGTCACACCCTCAATGCGCCGCTCGCCAAACTTGTCCTGCGCATCGTCGGCCCAGCCAATACCCAAACCAGTCGCGTCAATGCAAACACGGTCACACAACTCGAACCAGGGATACAGGATCTTTTCCTGCTCGCTCTTTCGCATGCGCTCCATCACCTCGACATGCCTGGTGTAGGCCACATCGCCAAGCACCTCCACCACCCATAGCACGGTCAGATCCTTCTTGCGACCGATATCGACGCCGGCATACAGGCGACCCTGGAAAGGGCCTTCCAGGCCGCGCTGCCAGTTGGTTCCACCTGAATATTCACAGGCGGTGATCAGGCCGTACTCCAGGAACTTGGCATCGTCGTCAGCCGGAATGCACATGTATTCCTGGTCAAACGACTCTTCATCGGCCGCGCCGCGCTTGATGAAGTCGAAGTACTCGGCTTCATCCATATCCTGCTGCTCAGCGTCGGCCGGCAGGGCCTGCTGCAGCTTGAACAAGAATCCCTGGTCCAGAGCGTCCTGCAGGGTGACACGGTGCAGGCTGATCTTCTTGGGGTTGCCGCCGTGACGCGCTTCGCGGATCAACTGGTTGAAGAAACTGTAGGAGCCACGGTGCGTGCTGATCACCTCCATGCAGCCACCCCAGGTGATACCTGGATAGGCGATGGCCCACAGCTTGCGCTGGTCAGCATGTAGTGCGAATTCGTCCAGGATACGGCTGCCACGTTTACCGGCCTGGGCATCCGGGTTGCTGGACATGCTATGGATACGACGGCCGCTTGCGAACTGCAGCACGTAGGCGCTGATGCGCTTTTCAGCATCTAGCACGACTTCGCCCAAATCCTTTGCAGCCCTGTTCATGACCTGGGCCCACAGCTTGCAATCTTCAATAAACAGGCGTGCCTGGATATCGTCTCGGCTGCTGACCCACTCATCGTATCGTGCGCCCTGGGCTGCAGCACGCTCATCAGATGCAAATGCCGTCGACCAGCTCAGACCAATCTGGCGCGCTTTCTCCATTGCCTTCAGGCGCGACTCATCCTTGATCCACGCATTCTGGTAGGGCAGGAAGATCGCGTCCCGATCCTTCGGGATGCATTTGGCGCGACCCTTGATCTTGTTGGTAACCATCAGACGATACCCAGTGCCTCACGGATCGCGGCCTTGGTCTCGGCGGTAACACCACCCTTGTTGGGAAGCGCGTCCAGCTTCTCACGCTGTTCCCTGAGCAGCTCTTCGCGAGCAGCTGCTCTGGCTTCCAATGACCAGCGCTTTTGCCCGATGCTGCTGCGTGCCAGATCGGCAATGCTCTTGGTCAACTTGGGCAGGCTGACCGATGCCGGATCCACGTCCAGCTCCACCAGAATCCCAAAGAGTTTGTCCTGGGTCAGCCGGATCAGCGCCTCATTCATCGCACCTTCATCATCCGGGCTGGCAGCCACCACGGCCTTGGCCTGTTCCGTACTGGCCTTGAGCTGGGCCATGCGCTCTTCAAATTTGGAGCCGTACCTGTGCAAGCTGCTCTTAGACAGGTCAGCCCCCTTCTTCTGCAGATCTGCGGCAAGCTGCACGTAGTCTGCAAAGCCGCGCTTGAGCAGCTCGCCATCCAGCCAGGCTTTGAGCTCGGGTGGCAGCGTCTCCACCTTACTGCGCTTTGGCATGTCCTTACCCTTGCGTAATGATGGGGCGGGAGATGCCAGGCTCACATGGGAGCGTGTACTCCACCACGTCGATGCCGTAGCGGGTCAGTTCC